GCGATAAAAGTGGTTGTAGCTAAAGTCCACGAAGTATGCCCGGTTCTCGTTAGTGTTTGTGGAGCTACGGCTTGATTGACAAGACGCATAGTGTCAGCGTTTTGAGCGAATTTAATTGTCGCAAGTTGATCTTCTGTATAAGGTGTTGTTATTTCATACGGCAAAAGACCGGAAGTAATTGTTCCGTTATCCTTGTAAAACCTGAAATAAGTTTCCCCGGCTTCAATAATATAGGCTTGTGAAGTGGAAAACTGAAATGGTATTAATCTTGCCTTCTTCGTGCTGTCCTTGCATTCCGCTACATACACAGTTCCAAAGCGTCTGGACGCACCACCATGAGGAAAAACAATCATGTTTTTTAATGTACGACAAGCATTGTAATACTTGGATATGTCCACGCGCCCGTTAAGCCGTGGTGAAAATTCCCCCGCCGTAAAATTAGTCAATACTTGATTAGTCTTCATTAATACCTAGCATTAATAAAAGTGTCATCTATTAAAGAGTCTGGAGTTCCTTCTTGAGCGTCATTGCTCTTTGCCTGTCTTAATTTCTGTTCCGCCAGTCTCAACATCAAATCTTGCTGCGTTGAATTACCTGTCAGTGGATAACAAATATCGGAAGCTATCCTTGCCGCCAATGCTTCACGAAAAAGAACGTCCATTTCATTCGGGTCGGTGATCTGTGCCGTATAAAGTATTGTTGCCGTAGCGGAATCGGTTACAAGATAGCGTCCCTCTATTTTATAAACATAATCTTCTTCCATGCTTAGAACTTTCAGGCATAAAGGATTGGTCGGCAATGCATACTGATAATCAAATTCCCATGTTGGAGTGGTTGCACTTTGTGCAAGTTCCGCCCGTTTCATTGCGAAATTCCACGGATAAGAACGGAGCAAAGCATCACGGTTATAGATTAATCTCCCATTACATAACCGCGCTCTTTCGTTATCATCGGTCAATGCTAATATCGCTGTTGACCCCAACATAAACAAAGCGTTATTACAGATTTCTACATTAGAGGCCATTTATGCTACCTTTGTACGTTCTAAATTGTTTATTTGTTCCAGCAAGTCTTTAGATTGCTGAAAACCTGGACAAATATGTAATGAATAATTAAGGGCTAATTTCGCCACACCAAAACCGCCCAATCTCAATAAAGCCCTTGCGTATTGGTCGGATATTCCCCACCTTACTTTTCCGCCGTCCGTGTTTTCCATGCATCGTGAGATATACTGGAAAGCCAGTTCCTTGTTTGTTAACGCATTTATAAAATCTCCCTCGGTTAGATATACATTGTTATACGGATCGCATTTAATTGCGTTATTAATGAAAAACTGTTTCTGCTCCAGTTTCTTTTTATCTTCTGAATTAGGCAATACACCTATTTTGCAATATTGCTGGAAGTAAGAAAGACCGAGTATTTTAACCGCAATCTCATAGGATATACGGGCAACAATAAAAATCAAAGTAACGGCAATAATCGGATTTATTGCCATAACTATTGCGTTAGTAGTTGCCATTGCACCAAGCAACGCAAAGAAGGGGAACGCTGTGTGCGCTTCCCTCAAAGGAAAGAAGAAAAAGCCATGCACGGAAAAGGCTATTATTGCTCCTGCGAAAAAGTAGTTATCCCATGACAAGGATTGAAATATTAAAAGGAAAAGAAACAAACCGATTAATCCAAGCTCAAGGACTATTTCCATCATATCGTTATGAATACGATGAGAGCTATTCTGCTCGATGACAGAGGTTCTTTTGTCTTTCCGAACGTCTTTAGTAAAAATTGATTTAGTGAATTTGTTTTCCAAAAGTTCTGGAATGATATTGGGATATTCACGCCGGAAAGTCCTTAAACCATGTCCGGCAATAGGAGCTTTCTTAATGATGAAAAGTGCGGCAATAAGAACAGCAAATCTATGAGCAATAGAAGTTATACGTTTACGATATATAATCATGGCAGCTATAAACAGTATCGGAAAAGCAATTACCATCCATTTCACCTGCATGGATGCCACGAATAATAGCCCTATAATCGCTCCTAATTGCGCTCCACGGCATTGATTTAATGCTATGGCTATACCGATAACCACTGTAAAAGGAAATATCATCCATGACACATTAAAGGACAGCCACAATCCAACAAATAACGGAACCAAAAGGAAAGCCCCAACGTGATTTGAATTTCCAAATATAGGCCACTTTAAACGCTGATCTTCCACTTTATTTATAACAATGTTATGATAATACAGACTTACTCCTGCGAACACTAAACCGGGGACAAATAAAATTGGCATCAAAATATCAAACGTCATTCTCCGCGCAACAAGGAAAATAACCAAGCAACAAACAATAGTATAAATATCCTTGCTGCTTTGTCGTGAATTAGTCCAGAACATTGACGCAATCATCCATAGAGTAAAACAGAAAACAGCAATAGTCGGCGTATCCCAACTTATGGGAACCGTGTTGGTCAATAGCCAAAGTATTAAAAAGAATCCTGTAATCAATGCTCCCACAAGATTTCTTCCTTCTTCCCTTTGCTGCCAATAGAAAAAGGGAATACAGCCGACTAATAAGAATATATAAAAATCGCCGAACATAAAGACCTTTCCGGGCGGGGACAAAGCCCCGCCCTTGTTAAAGGTTAAGCCAACGCCGTAACGCCGGTATAGGTGCAAGAAGTTGCATCAATTGCCGTAATACGAATAGGCGCAAAAAGCGCATAAGTATTGTGGCAAATATCGATACGATCTCCCACGGCCATACCCGGACAATTAGTGGTGTTGAAATTAGTCAGAACGCTTGCCGAAGTTAGCGTGTCTGTAGTGTAGTAGGTATAAACTTTGGTAGGCCCTACCGCTATACAATTCAAACCTGATGCTGCAAAAGCCATAGTATCACCTCCCTATGCCAACAATGCCGTGGATGATTCATCCGCTGCAATCTTCACGATGCCGTATTCGTCAATTACCACAGCGCCGCAACTCATCATCGAGTCAATGAGCCATGCCGCTTTTTGGGGAACCCAATCAATCATGGTGGTAATCTGCTTATTTTCCGCAAGACCGAGAGCAGTCCGGTGATAGAGGAAACAAGACCGGGTAGTAGTGGAAAGAGGACAGGCACTGTGATAGAACCATTTGATTCCACGCCAGTTAATGACCTGCGTACCCTGCGTCCAGTTGAGGTTATTCACATAATCCCTGCTGGAAACTTGGGTAATGTTGATAAATTCCTCCCACGCCTGCGCTCCAAGAACACCCCAACGGTCTCCATCATCAGGCACATCGTAGGAATTCAGTTTGGAAATTGCCTGCAAAAGTTTGTTCTTGGTAAGACCAACGCCGCCAGCATCAATGGTAAGGGTAGTTACCGCATCCATTACGGTAAATAGGCGAGAGTCAACTTCGCGACCTAATGCTCCGGCACCAGTTCGTGCGTAAAGCATACGATCATCAATGTTGTTTTTGATGTCGTCAAGGCTATCGAGGTATTCCGGCGCGTATTTGTCGGTTGAGGTTACGGTTTTATTACTGTGGACAGGGTTCATCGGCACAACATCGCCGTTTCGGGCTTTATCGGTAGCAGTACCTTTACCCAAAAGCGGAAAAGATGCAATCTGTCCAGGGTTAAGTGATTTGAGGCGTACGGTATTGCGAAGTTTGGAACCAAACTGCTGGTACGCCATATGCACATCAGAGTCATATTGAGTTATAAAACTCTGGTCAATGGTATTAGCCATAATCGTTCTCCTTATTTAAATTACAAACAAACACTTCTGCTTGGTTGCTCATTCAGGAGAACGATTGCCTTAGCGGGTCGTCCTTACTTTTTTGAGGCCGTACTTTCGTGGTTAATCGGTTAAATGTTTCGGGTTAGCTTGCGCGCCCACTAATCAATAAAAAAATGGAGGGCTTCGTCTGGCTACCTGTACCCGCTTGGCCAGTCTGCGCTTTTAAATATATAAAATATTGCTTGCGGGTCTTGCCCATCTCACAACCCTCCTAGATGGTCTAAGCTACGCCCATAAAGGGCGTTTCATCCTTTTGGAATCATCAGGCTTAGCTTGCGCGCCCCTTAGAATATATTTCGTTTGCCGCTTCGACTTCTTTGACATAAGCAAGGTCCCGACGGCTTGAGTCCCAATATCGCGGGTCATTTTTCATACTGACTAACTTCTCCCATGATACGGAAGTGGAAGAATTAGCCTTTTCACCGCCACTGACAAAGGAATGCTCCCCGACTGCCTCGGAGATTTTAAACAAACCTTTTATGACGGTAGGGTGATTGTTTAACCCCGTATCTTTTAGGAGCTTCATAAATTCAGCCCCAAAAACTTTCTGACCCGATTGATCTGCCTTAGACAGATTTGCATCAAAATCTTTTCCCCACAGCTTTTTAAATTCAGCAGTGGTCTTTTCCCTGAAATCATTTGCTGCCTGTGCCTGCGCTTCGTATTGCGCTTTCTGGTCGGCAACGTATTCATTATACAATGCCTGAAATGCCGCCTTAGGTACTCCCTTTGCATGAGCTAATGCCTTAAATTTGTTTGTCTTTTCCTCGTCAAACTGCATCCCCTCTGGAAGTTCCGGCACCGGCAATTCGTATCCGTCTGGATTATCAGGAACACCGATAGCCTTATTGAATGCCGCTATTTCTTCCGGTGAAGATTTATCCGTTGGAACGCTTAACTTTTCATTCCTTAACCTACTGGCATATCGCTTTGTTTCAAGATGAGCCTTTGCCAGTGAAGCAACATCTTTGTAATTGTCAAACTCTTTCTCTGACTGCAAGTCAGGCGGCAACATCTCCTTTAACGGGAGGCTTCCAACCGGGTCTTGTGGAGAAGGGTTTGCGTTTGGGTCTGGGTTTACTGGTGCGCTTGGGTTTGGGTTGTTCACATCTTCCGGCATTTTCTTTTCCTTTCTGTTCTTCTAAAAGTTCTATGATTCTTAATCCAATTATTACTAACTCATCGCTTTTATTGAAGATGTTATTTTCAACATCATTCTTTATCTTGCTGATTAACTCATTAACCTTCATCTGTCTTCTCCGGCAAGTCTTTAGGTTCGGTCAGGTTCTTCTTTATTTCCAGATAAACAGATCGCTTACCGGCGTTAACCGCCAACATTGAAGGGTCAACCATTCCGTTGATGTCGGTAGTTATTCCGTGATAATCGTAACCACATATACGGCACAATTCCGCTAAGACTAATTTGCCCGGTTCAGTTCCAAAGACCTCACGCCAACGCTGGTATTTCTTCATTTGATCTTGGTTTTTCATCGTTTAACCTTTCTGTGTAAATCGTTACACCTTTTCGTTTCTCTCTAAAAATATCACCAAGTGGATTTAATCCCTGACCTTTCAGGTATTGCATTAACAATAAACCGTTGCCGATCTTAATCATTTCCGCATCTGCTATCGCCGTTTGAATGAATTTCATTGCATTCCCACATTTCCACTTAACGCGCCGAGTAATCCTGTATCAGGTTCAGTTTCCGATGCTGTTTTAAGTCCTTCCACTGTGGCCATTGCATTTGCCTGTGCCTGTGCATTCGCCTGTGCTTCTGCTCTTGCGTTCCTGATTCCTAATTTTTGGTCTTCGCTTCTGGCAATGTCTGTTACTACCGGATAAAGACCGGAAATCTTCTGGAAGTATTTATCTCCGTCAAAGTTATCTAAAATCGTCTGGTCAACCTGCGCTGCTGGAATTAATAAATTCAAAGCGTTTTGAAGTTCCTGTGCTTCGTATAGTCTTTGCGCTTTAGCTATAGGCGATAAGTAAACTATCTTAAAACTAGTCTGAATCTGTCCCTGTGCTATTAATTGAGCTAGCTTGGGGAATCTACCCGCCCTAAGCAAAATACTAAAGGAACGGCTTATAATCGGTTTTAAAAGTTCTTCTGTAAAGCGATTGAGCAACGGGCCGAGAATTTTCAAGTTCTCTGAAGCAATCTGAATGATTTCTTGTGCCGTTCTCGGCTGTCCTTCCTGCTGCGTCCTAAATTGTTTATAAAAAAAGAACTCTCTGATTTGATTACGTTTTGCTTCGCATTTCTGCTCAAAAGTCGGAAGATTTTGGAAAGTACCGGAAGGATAAAGAGTTTTAATTTCACTTCCCGGCTTATCCCAATTTGAATTGTAAGTATGTCCTCCGGGCCCGGTCTTTATCGGTAATGTTGTCCCTTCATCCGGTCCCTGTGTCGGCGGGTCAACTGCCTTTTGCCATGCCCTTAACCCTGTCTTTTCCATCGAATTAAGCATCTTGACATCAGGCAGGGCATTGCACCCCATTCCCCGTCCATATCCATCTTCCGCAAGAAATAATCTCGGTACGGCATAAGGGAACTCGTCATAACCGCCTTCGTCAAATATATGCTTTTCTTCTTTTTCTATATATACAGAAACAAATTTTTTGTTATACTTATCGTCTTTAAATTCACCCTTACTGGTTACTTCTCTATCTTTTCTCGGATAAACAGCGTGAATTATTCTATATTTCTTTTTATCATCCTTGCTTGCTCTCATTTGCGTGGAAAGAGCATCTTCGCCCCACTTCTGAACAATCTGCTTTTTGGTGTATTGGAAACATCTATAAACAGTATCAATATTCCCATCCGAATCTTCTTCTGTAAAAACGTTCTTTAACGGTACAGGATGAAAGTTTAAGGCTGTCTTTTTCCCTTCTATAATAAATATACATGATTGCCCGTAGCCGATAGCTTCTTCGTAAACAACATCAATATTGGTATAAAAATTGCTATTATGAAACTCTACCGGCATCACGGAGTTAACTTCCTGTAATGCTTGACGTATATTTTCGTCCTTGTTTAGTTCCTGATTTTCCATTTCGATGGAATACCACGGCAAAGCGGCATTAGTTAGCATTCCGTTGATGCCAGCTTTTGATACATTAATCGCGTCAATCGCCGTACCATCGAATATATTTGCCATGACCGCATTAGTATCTTCATTGTCAGTGGTAAAACTAGGACGATTCGGCAGCATGTAATCTCTTACTTGCCGCCATACAGACTCTGCCTCTGTCCTATCTGCCTGTAAACTTTCTGCTTTTTCTACACAAGCATTTATTTCTTCTTTCGTTAGTTGCATTATACCACCTTAATGCTCTCTTCTTTTATACCGGAAATTATGTTATCTATTGCGATTTTAAGACGCTTTTCAAATTCTACTTTGGAAAATACCCAAGTAACAGAACCCATTTCTTTACTTAATGCCGTCTTAAAATCTTCCATGTCCATTGCTAAAGAAATGCCCTCTTTACTAACCCCTATTGATATTTTGGGATTATCCCACTTCCGAGATACTGTCATGTAATTAGCCATTATGCCGTCCTGTTTATGTGTTCATACCAATCAAGCTGTAGGTTTATTAAATTATCAGCCGTACCGGAAGTTATACGCATTAAATACTTAGTTGCCTGTTTTAATATTTTTTCACCGGCTTGCGTTGATTCCATACCCATTATTGATTGATTCGTTGCTGAACTGCTTTTTCTTGTCCATATTAAAGTGCCGTCTGTTGTCCCGCCACTTGTCCCTTTGTGAACAGTCACGGTTGCCGCTGTTAAAGAATTACGATTACTATTAAAGACTGTTGTTTCACTTGCTCCTGTTCTATCCGCACCCTCGTAAATATCAATTTGAGTAATCGCTGAACCTGTGACCAGAAACTTCATATGCGCCCATTTTGTAGTATTGGGCGTTGTTAACATATATTCTTGTGTTCCTGCCGATGCCAGCGTTGCCCTATCAGAATAAAAGAAATGATTTCCAGCATGTATTTCATAATGTTCGTGGTCTATTGCTTGTAATGTGTGCGTGGTGGCATCAATTCTTGGCATCTGATATGTCGAATCACCGGTCTTTCCGAGCATTGACGCCTTAATTGCATTGGCCGATTCATCACATATCCCGAACCCGGTAGTATTATATAAACCCATCACCCGGACAAACTGATAACCATCTGTACTGCATTGCGATCTTTTCCATGAATCATCTGTTTTAGAAAACAAATAATTTTCAACAATATCCAGTGGCAATGCTTGTTCTTTTACTATAAGATCATCGTCAACATCTTGAGAAGTACGGTTATAAATGTCCTGCAAAGTTGATTCTGTGGCTACCCCTGCCATTGTAACGGCAAGAGTGTCTGTATTAACTAAGGGCTGTGTCATTCGCACCCAAGCAAGAGAGGCCGTATCCCAAACGTAGTTGGTTATATTCGGCCTATTCCCTTCATGTTTTATTCCGTAAGGTACTCCGTTTTCGTCCCTTACTCTTACTGCGTCATGCCAACCCATTAAGCACCCAATAAAGTTTTTAATGTTACCGGAGCCGCACCTAAAACACCCTGACCGCCTGTCTTAATATTTTGTGTTGCTGCCGCCGCCCGTTTCTTGGTGGTAGTCAATAAAGTTGTGGCTTCTACTGCTTGTGCTTCTTCCGCAGCTTTAACTTGTGCCTCATAAGCCGCCGCCTGTTGTGCCGCCGCTTCCTCTGCCGCTTTCTGTGCCGCCTGACCGGAAACAATATTGTTGGCAAGAGAAAGTCCGGTTAAACCTAATTGAGCTTTTTGTAAAAGAGTAAGCCCGGAACCGGCTGCTTCTGCACCCGCTGCACTTGCCCCGGATATAGGAATGTCAGCTCCACCACCAGATAAGATTTCTCCACCAGCACCAACTCCAGCCGCTGCTGCACCTGTTCCCGCTGCACCTGCTGATATACCAGACATTGTTTCCGCTGCTGTTGCTGTGTAAGAAGTTCCCGCCGCAGTCATACTCATTCCAGCGCCGGAACTTGCCGCACCAGTTGTCCCTCCAGCCGCCGCTGCCGGTGCTGCCGCTGCACCATAAACTGTTGCTGCTGCAATAGCCCCCAAAACAACCGCTTTAAATACCGGCGTGAAATCCTTTCCCATTAAGCAACCTCGCAGGAAACAAAATAAAGCTCTTTAAACTTAACGTCTTTCTTAATCATGGTTTTTAAAAACCTTTTCCATAATCTTTCCGACTTATTCGAAGTCCACGAAACTCTTTTTGTGTCAGTTTCCAAAGACCAATCAACGATTGCTTTAACTAACTTCTTGTCATTACTGATACTGCGGTAATTAATTCTTATATAATTGTCATGGACAACAATCTCACTTCTCGGCGATAATGTTCGAAATCCTGAAATGTAACCCACAGGAACTTCGTCAATATAACCTACCCATGACCGGAAGAACTTATATCCTAAATCTGTTTCATGATAATTCCTTAATTGCTCTATGTATTTATCAATCCGGCAATCAATTTCAGGATACGGATGTTCAACAATAAGACTTACCATGTCGTTAAATGTCTTCTCGTCTATGGCTTCTTTAATTATCATCCGAAAGCAACCTTTGCTACTTTACCTTTTGTAAGAATAATTTCTTTCATATTTTAACCAAAAGCAATATGCCCGAAATCCACAGGTGGCAACGTGTTTAATCTTTCGTTCCGTTTGTATGGGTCTTTCCACGGTTTCGCCCGTAACGCTATACGATATAAAACCTCGCAAAAATCATCATTTTCCTTCGAAGGCTTTAATGTATCCGGGTCATACATCCAGTCTTCAATCTGTTCAATTACAGTCCCCAGGTCTTTAAAAAAGAACAGCGAAGGTATTTCGTTTTCGCTCATCAGCCATTCATTAAGTATCGAAATGCCGTTGTCTTTGTCCTTCGAAGCTGTTTCCAGTTTGTAATTATATGCCCTTAACACCTTCTCGATGATCTTAAATACCGTTTGCGCCTCTAAATGAGCATTTTCGTCACCCTTGCTTAAAGGGTCTATAGTTATCGAGTTCAGGAAATAATGATTGTCCTGCGCCTTCCTGACGATTTCCTCGGCTATATATTTCGGGTTTCCGTTCTCATGTATGAAGTCCACAGCATAATGGTAATTTTTCGGGTCAGTAGCCACGAACAAAACAGCCCACTTCTTACTCGGATGGAAGTCAATCGAAACATCAACTATCCAATTCAAAGGAACCTTGAACCTGTCGCGTAAATGAACTTCCCTGCTAAACGCCGGTAAAACCAAATTGCCAAGATATGAAGGTTTCCCATATAAACGTGCTTCTTTCTCATTAGCCCTTAATGTTTTGGCAAATTGGTCAACACCTTCCTGTGTCAATCCGTATCCAATGTTGACAGAAATATCAGCGTTAATATTAAATACTGAATCGTCTGGTTCTCCATTTTCTTTCCGTGCCTTTATAACCTCTCTATGTATCCAGGCTTCTTTTAACAACGTGGCAACAAATAACTCCCTACCCTTTCGGTCAACCAAACCACGCGCCGCGGCAATTCTATTATCTCTCTTAGGCGGTTCATCATAAACAAGCAGATCACCGAACCACCCTTCCATCGATTCCGATTCCTGATTATTGGAAAGTATCTCTAAAACGCTTCCGGTTGCCAAATCCTTCCAAAGATAGTCAACGCCCTGATTGTTCTTCTTTGTTTCTACCCGGCGGCTCTTAGGCCACAACTTCTTTAACTCCGGCTCCACTACGGCTTTAACATGCGATTCCCATCCCTGACCTATATACCTGACCTTTCGTGGGTCGCTATGGGGAAACGCAATCTTTTCACCATTCCAGAGCCATTCACCGAAAAGAGTAGATAACGCAATGATAACGCCCAAAGTTGTTTTGCCAATACGGTTCGCTCCGCAAAAACTAAACACTTTCTTTTGTGGGTCTTTCCACGCATTTAAAAGAGCAAGTTGCGCCGGGTTCGGTTTCCAGAAAGAACCATCGAAATGATAAATCCGATTGTCGGCCATTACCTTCTCAAGTTCAGCGAGTTTCTTCTTTGCCTGCTCTATCGCCTTATTGGACATCCTTTACCTTTCTGGAAACAACCCTAGATAAACTAAAATCTTTCAATCCTACCGGCCTATCCTTATCTAACCTCTCTTCATTCACATACAACCCGCCCTGTTTAATCAGCCGCCTTGCCTCACTCTTCGACCTGATAAATCCACTCTCAACGCAAATATCAACGATTGTCTTATTCTTGTTCATCTGTCTTTAATATCTTCCTATCCAGTCCATTCAATACCGGATTCCTTGTGTTTGCCCAATCCGCCTCACGATCATAAAAATTGTTCATCTCCCACCAGTAACCCAACACCCAATGTAAAACTATCTTCAACACAACTAACACTGGCGCAAACGTGAAAAACATCCAATTATCTAAAAACGGAAACGTGGTCTTCAAAAACATCCACGTTATCATTATCGCCTGTAGACTAACTAACCCCTTTACAAATCCGAACTCCGCCTGCCCCTTTGCGTACAAGTTCCGATGATGTATATATAACTTCATCCACCTGTCCAATCTTTCCCGGTCCCTCACAAACAACCCGATTAACCGCTTTACCCGACTCATCCAATCCCCTTAACTCGTCTGCTCTTCTCACCTTCATCAACAATATCTGCCTATTCCAGTATTCGTCTATCCAGCTCATCTTCAACCACAGGTACATCTTTCCATCCCTTATCGTAATACTGCAATACAGACTCTATAATCCGCATCTTTCCACGAACAACAACTCTCTTGCTGAATCGAAACTTAGGAATATTATCTTTCTTGGGCATGTGAATCCTTTTTGTAGGGCTAACCCCCAACACCCGTTGAGGCGACTCAAGGTAAATACCCGGATAGCCCTTTTTATAATTAAAGAAATGGCCTACTTCGTCAACTTAGAGACTTGCCGCTCGCAGTAAATCGGGCTATTCTCCTGTAGTGACCCAAGCTCTACAGTACCTTCATCGCCTCTGTGGTCATCACGGTAGTATGCCGGTCGTTGGTGTTTTCGGCCTCCTTAAATCCTGCCTTTTTATAGGGAGGCAGCAATAAACCCTTTTTATATTTTTCGTAAAAATCAGGAATTAATTAAACGCAACAATGGAGGTTCTTCTTGTTTCCGCACCTTCACTGTTTCAACATGACTAAGTGATTCTATTTGCCCCGCGTGTATTTCTCTATGGCAATTAGCGCAGACCAATATGCATTTCGACACTTCTTTTAATAAAGAAGTTATTGTTCCAGCTTGACTTGGCTTGCGTTCTTTATCTGGATTGATATGATGAAACTCTAAAGCATTATTACATTTAGAATATCCACACAAAGAACAACCTGGTACCTTTAATTTATCCATTACATCTTGCCGCTTTAAACGGTTTCTAGCGTAATGACGCCTTCTTCCTGCTTTATATGCCGCTGTTTTGGTATTCTTTTTACCCATAAGTCCTTTTTGTTAATTTCGCATGGAGTATACCAACTATCGCATTTTGGGTGCCCGGCTAATGTCCGGCATAGGGGGGCTATCCCCAGAGAATTTATTTGTTCACACCATGAACATACTATTATTTCATAGTTTTCTTTCCCTTCTTGCATTTACTTTGGCATGTGAATTGCATATTCATTTCACCTTAATCTTAATTACTTAATGATATTGATTACTTGCATAGTTTACGTCCTATAAGGACTGTTATGTAAACATAAACTATGGATTCGCAGGTAACTCATTGTTATTGTTAATCATCTGCTTCAACTCGGATATATGTATGTTGATTGTACGTGCATCGTAAACTGTATTCTGCGTGCTCTCACCGCGAATCAACCTGATTTTATCTTCCAGGATGCCTAAATCGGTAAATCCGCGCTTTGCCAACATGCTTTTTAGGGCATCCTCATCCGCGAGATTAAC